CTTACGGTCTTGCCAGTGTTCTTGTTCACCGAGTAGTATTCCCACTCACCAGCCGCGTTGTGCGGTGATATCTTGGTCACGTTGCCCGCTTCATCCCTAACATAAACTTCTGATGAGCCCGCGTCGTCCTTGGCATAGATGTGTGCGGAATCCGTAACACCCGATGGGTCACCTGCCTGGTTGGCCAGTATCACAGCACCAAATCTTGACAGTGAATTACTTGCGTCATAGAATGCGTAGTTGTTGGTGGGTGTTATGTTCTGTATCCCCTCGAAGTAGAATCCATACTGGTTGGTCACACTATTTGTGCCTGTGCCTGCATTATAAGAGTCACCGCTCGCAAAGAAGTTGTAGGCATTCGTGACTGTTGCGTCACCGGAACCGTTCCGTTCTATGAAGTTGGCACAGTAGTTTCCTATCGCGTTCGTTATGGTGATGTCTCCTGCGGAATTTGTGAAATCGTTGATAGCGGCCGAACTCTCCACACCCCTGACGGTGTTGATCGTGCTATTGGTGCCTGATGTGTTTAACACTGAGCCTATGATCATGGCACCCAACGGTCCACGGAAATTGCTAGTGTTGGTGTAACTGAAGCCGTCCAGGTCCACTGTGGAACCTACCACCAAGGCCCTAGGCCTGAAGTTGGAGTTGGTGCTGGAAGCGGTTATCCTGGTGCCCTGGAATACGGACGCACCATACTCCCTGTCTGTGAGGTCGTTGGGGTTGACTGCTAGGTCCTCGTAGGTTATAGCACCTCCCTTGATCCTGCTTTTACTACCCATGTATTGCTCGAATAGAGCGGATTCCTCCAACGGTAAACCGATGTTGACCCTGCCCGTGCCGTTGGCCTCGATGTTGAGGTGGTCATTGGATCTGTTGGTGGTTATGTGGTTGTCCGTTATTGAAACTGCCTGTGTCTGTATGTCACCGAACACTGACAGTGAATTACTTGCGTCATAGAATGCGTAGTTTGTGCCAACACCCCCCGTTGATGCGGCCACGTAATAACCGTATGAATTGGTTATGGTTCCACCCGCACCGTCGTTGCCGGGCTGTGCGTGATATAGATAATGATCGGTTATGGTGTCATTGGTATGGACATAGGCCTTCGAGAAGAAACCTCTGGCATCCGTGTAAGTGAAGTTGCCGGAACCAACTCCTGAATACAGTTCCATGACTGCTTTGACACCTATCGGTGCGGTGATTGTGAGATCACCTGCTGAATATGTGGCATCATCACTGTAAGAGGAACAAAAGAATTCCCCGGGGTTGGTTGTGTATAGTGTGCTGGCAGTGGAACTGCTGTTGACAATGTTGGTTCCAAAACTTGCGGCTTTAGGACCCCTGCTTGAAGAGACCTGTGTGAAACTGTAACCGGCCATGTCCATGCTGTTGGCCAAGTTAAGAGTCCTCTGTCTGAATTGTGAGTTTGATGTGCTTGATCCCGACAGCGTGGTGTTCTGTGCGACACCTATCACGTAGTTACGTGAGGCAGTGTTGGCATCAACCGTTTCAGTAGTGCTGATCCCAAGCGTCTTGACCACACCGTTTGGATTACCGTAATATTGATTGTATAATGCGTTGTTCCAGAAGTCGGAACCGTCAGTTGATATACCGATACGTCCCGTGCCGTTGGCTGATAGACGTAGGTCATCATTTGATCTGTTTGTGGTGATCAGGTTGTCCGTTATTGAAACAGCCTGTGTCTGTATGTCACCATTCTGTAGTGTGACACCACCGATGCTGTTGATCATTGAATCATCCGCTGTGTAGAAACCGTATTCGTTCGTGATCGAACTAGAAGCCGAATTAGCATTGGCATAGAAAGCGTATGAGTCAGTGACCGAGGTCGTGCCCGATCCTTCCCTGACAACACCAGTTGACAGGTAATTGATCGCGGTCGGTATCGTTATCGTTGTGCCTGATCCTGCCAGCATTTCAACGTATGTCGTGTTGCCGGCCACACCCGCGTTGGTGCTCGAGCTGTCCGCGGCCTCGAAACTGATGTTACCACCACCGTTGGTATCTACCAACACACCCGCTTGGTTACCTGATGCATTACCCAGCCTAGAAGTTGTCCCACTGTTGGTGTTCTTGATCTCCGTTGTTGAATCCATGCCCATTGGGCCACGTGAGAACGTGCTTGACAC